GTGAAATAACTTGCAATTGCAAAGATGAGGGTGGTGATTCATCGTATGAAACCGTAGCGCCAGAACCAGAGTCGGGAAAAACTATCATTATAGTGCGCGGCAATGATTTCGATGCTGTATTCGCAAAACGCCATGAGTTTATTCTTGAGGATGAGCCTGACCTTGTTATTGGAAGTATGCAGATTCGTATGCGCCCGAGTTTTGCGTACTACTATCGCGGCATCCGAGTTGCAAAAACTGATGCGCCTGCACTTTTCACTTATAACGACATGGAAGAAATCGTACTGACAGAAGATCGTACGATGAAGCATGAAAGCTATATGCGGATTCATGTGGCTGCTGCGGTTTTGGAATCGTCAGATAAAGGCTTCATTAAGTCTTGCGTTTTGGCTAAAGATTGCTTTGAGGAGCATCTTGACTTCGATTCATGGCGCTTGCCATCGGCTGAGTTTCTTACAACTGTTGGCGATTTAGTTGGCGATAAGATGTGCCAGATTAACCAAACAGCTTACAAGGCATGGAAGAAACATTCTCGCAAGAATATCAATCCCACGGAGATTGTTTTGACTAAGGTTCAGGCAATCATGTTTGAAAACGCGCTTAATTTTGTTGACGGAATTGGGTTCAAGGTTCGTGGAGCTTACCCGGTTAAGTTCGTTGAAAGCCTTGGTGAAGGAGTTTTTGGATTAGCTAAGGATGACACGATATATATCGTTGAGCGAGTTCTTCATCAAGGCACAAAGGCTCTGGCATCTACATTGATTGAGGAATATATCCATTTGAAACACGGATACAAAGACAATACATATGAAATGCAAACTTATTTATTCGATAAGATAATCAGCCTTGGCGAAGAATTGAAAGGTGAGCCGCTGTGATCGACCACTACGATGATTGGCTATCCCGAGCCATTGAGCGCGAGAAGCAATATCGTCGCGGCATGGTGCGATTTGCTTGCGTGTGGGCGGGGATTGTTGGTGCGGTGGTTGGCGGTTGTTATTTTTATTTTATTTAGGAGAATGATATGACGCAATTATCTGATTTGGCGAATCACTTACAAAAAAGCCCGATAACGCAACTTATCGCGGTATATGAGCATGGTATTTTGAATTTGTGGAAACGAGCTTCAGAACTTGAGGACTTGGGATTCAAGCTAAACCGCCGATGGGTAACGCATGTAAATCGTCATGATAATGCGACACGCTACATGGTTTATTCAATGCCACTTACGCGCCACAATATGAAGCTGGCAAAGCGGCTTTATGGAGCTAAGGAGAAATGCAAGTGAGCAACCACGATGCGGTCAATCATCCTAAACATTACACGAATCACCCAAGCGGGATCGAGTGCATACAGATAACGGAACACATGGGGTTCAATTTAGGTAACGCAGTGAAATATATTTGGCGTTCTGATTTGAAAAATGATGTTATCGAGGATTTAGAAAAGGCCGCTTGGTACATAAAGCGAGAGATTGAAAAACGTAAATCGGAAAAGAAATGACCAATAAATTCGTTAAAGTTGATGGCGTATGGGTTGGTCTTGTGTTGTTTGGTAATGCTAGGGTGATGAGCGTCGGATTAAAACAACAGTCATAGATTAGAGCTTGCCTAATAACCGTCCGCATAATATATTTAGTCAATACCAACTTAGAGAAAGAAACAAATGAACAATTTTAATATTAATGATTTGACAGTCGGCCAAGCTAAAGAACTGGCCGCATTGTTTTCTAATGTAGCCACCATTGAAACCATTCAAGGTGAATTTATTAAATCAGCACCGCATCCATTTGTTGGCAAGTATGTTATTGCACGATGCTATGCTGCTGGTGTACATGCTGGCGAAGTGGTGAGTGTTGAAGGTGAAAATGTAATTTTGAAGAATTCTCGACGGTTGTGGTCGTGGAAAGCAAAAGATGGAGTTGCGCTTTCAGGTGTTGCCCAAGCTGGATTGAAAGATGGCTCATCAAAACTTGATATCTTGAATCCTGAAATTTACTTGTCTGGCGTATGTGAGCTTATTCCTTGCGCGGCAGGCGTGAAGGAGTCTATCAATGCCTACAAATAAAAAGTTTATTGATGGCTATGGCTCTGGCTCTGGCGATGGCTATGGCTCTGGCGATGGCTATGGCTCTGGCGATGGCTATGGCTCTGGCGATGGCTATGGCTCTGGCTCTGGCGATGGCTATGGCTCTGGCTATGGCTCTGGCTCTGGCTCTGGCGATGGCTCTGGCTCTGGCGATGGCTATGGCTCTGGCTATGGCTCTGGCTCTGGCGATGGCTCTGGCTATGGCTCTGGCTCTGGCTATGGCTCTGGCTCTGGCTATGGCGATGGCAAAGATTAAAAACAACTGAAAGAGAATATGAAAACACTTGCGGAGATTGAAGCTGAAGACCCTTCTGCATTTATGAATCCAATTATTTCGGATGCTGAATATGAAGCTAACCGCGCTTTTTGCAATAAAAAGCGCATTGAAGAAGATTCAAACCCTAAACGGATTCAACAAGAGCCAGATGAAGAAGGTGACGAGGAAGATGAAGATGAATGATGCAAATACATTGCTGGACGCACTAAAAGAAAAGATGGGCTTTCGCTTCGATGCGGAGCTATCAAAAGCAGTTGGATTTGACCGTCCATCAATCTCAAATATGCGAAAACTACGCTTGACAGTAGGCGCTACATTCATCCTTCGCGCTCACAAGGCTAGTGGTATTTCTGTTGCTGAGTTGGAGGAATTGGCTGGATTAGTGAAGGAGCTATAGTGAAAGCATCATTTTACGGAGAACTTTACGAAATAACTGATAAAGCGATTGTTGATGAGCGCGCGCTTGGAGTTGTTGATATAAAGGTTCCATCTTGTCATGTAGAAGAAGTTTCTGATCTTGCAGTGAATAATATTCCAATCATTTATCAGGTTAATGTTTCTGCATTAAATGATGAAGAAATGAGAAACACTGAAAATATAATTATCAAAGAATTCGGAACATTATGACCACCAAACAATTCTGCATTGGATACTTTGCGCTTAATTTGATGCTGGTGGCTGGCTATGCATTGGCTACTTAAAGGAAAATATCATGTCATGGAATAACGAAGTAGGAATTGAGTCATTCAAAGATAAAGTTTTCGTTCGCGTGGAATTGATCGGAGACGATGAAATCCATTTCGAGGATTCAGACGGCGGAAAATTTAAGATGTATCACGATCAGGATTGTTGCGAACATGTTTATGTTGAATCAATAGTCGGAGAGCTGACGGATTTGATCGGCAATCCTATTTTGCTTGCAGATTTGGCATCAAGTAACGAGCGACCAAAGGAATTGCCAGTTCCTGAATATGAGGACGATTCACAAACATGGACTTTCTACAGGCTGGCAACGATCAAGGGCTATGTTGATATCCGCTGGTACGGTTCGTCAAATGGCTATTACAGCGAGTCGGTAACTATCGAGAAAATGGAATGAATTGGCTACTTGACCCGCAAATATTCCTAAAGGTAACGACTGCACTATTCATATTTGGCGCGGTTGCTCATCTGTTTAAGATGAACTGGCCGGAATTCACATATCACGCCGCTGCTGCGGTGTTGCAAATTTCTGTTTTATACATGGGTAAATAATGACACTTAATCAATTGAAAGCCTGCGCAATAATCTCAAGTGTTGTTTTTTGGTTGTGGGTACTGAAAGTAATTTGAGGAAACCTATGTACGCTATACAATGGCTTATCGAGAAGATTTTTAAAGATTTGAAGTGGTGAAAATCGCTTTCACACTGTAACGAAGCGCAGTTAAAAGACAGTGTTGGCCAGCCGGAAAAGTAGCGGCAAGAATTGATGTAGAAAAGAATTGTCGTAATTCCTTTTAAGTAAAGGCATTCTGGACGCGGGTTCGATTCCCGCCGCCTCCACCATAAGAGTTTCGCAGGGCTTTTATGATGGGGGCGACAAGGTTTCGACAGAGTGAGATAGCAGCGAAGGCGGCACGGTAGGCGATGACCGAAAATCAAGCAAGCATAATAAATGCAAACGATGCAAACTTCAAAGTAGCGGCTAACGCCTAAACGCTTTGTGAGGAATGGCCGGAGCCTTATAATCGAAAGACCGGCTACAGAATAACTTGCAGTTATGCCGAACACGGAAGGCCGTGTAAGCCGGAACGGAAACCGGCAGATATTTCCCCGCCTCTAACTCACGATCTACGTGTGAGCCACTACCGGGTAAAGTAGTGGGATAGAAGACAGTGAAGCGCATAACTGAACGTAGAGATGCGAAGAGGTCACAACGCAAATTGTGATCGCAGCCGGTGAAAGCCCCGCAAGAATTCTAGTGAGAGAGGAAATTATGAATGATAATGGAAAAGGCTATGAAATAGCCAATGTGCAAAGCGATATTGAAAATAGAAAAATCAGTTTTGATGTAATAATACCCGGATTAAATGATGCAGAGATAGCTATTGAAGAGCGCTCTGAAATAAGAAAATTTCACGAGGATATTGCAAAAGCTTTGCTGGAAAAGTTTCTAACTATCAATAAAGTTCCATGTAATGATTGATTTAAGCGATTGCATATTCGGCACAAAGGTAAGAATAAACAAGCCCATGAAATATGGCGATAGCGCATATCACATAAATCAAGGCGACAAGGGAATAGTAGAGCGCGCAGTAGAAGGCAGATACCGAGACACGGTGATTGTAAAGTTTTCGCGGGTCGTGATGCATATTGACCCGGATGATTTGGATTTAATCGAAGAGTAATTTCTAACTTAGAGGATAGAAAATGAAAAACATAGCAACGGCAATGAGTTTCCGTAAGAAAACAAATCACTGGCTTCACTTCTTTATTGTGATGGTCTGCGCAGCATTCGGACTATATTCAAAAGAACTGCTCCCATTGCTTTTCTACATGTTTGTATGGTGCATGCTTGCAGTGAGCGAATCAATGGCGAATGAGAAGGTGTTTCGCAATATTGAATTGGCTCTGGCTGGAAGTGAAAAAGACCCGCAATAAGCTGATAAAATAACGCTAAGAAAACGTTATAAGGAAATTGCAATGAGTGGGATTATTGATAGCTCTGGCGTTTATGTAATTGGCGGTTTGCGCGCTCCATATAGAGGCACTGTATCGTTGACTTCGGTTGCAGCAGGAAGAAAGATTGAGTTATCGATTAATGGCGGCGCTGATTACTTTGTCCCACAATATGACGTTGAAGAAACTGGCGTTATCGGATTGGTCATTAAAGCCCCTATTACAGATATTCGTTTTACTGGCGCAGAGGGTGATATTTGGAGGTCGCTGGTATGAGCTTCCCACCAAAGGAAAACGGCGGGGGAGGCATTGGGCCGGATGGTTCTGCTTTATCTATTGGGCTGTACCTAACTGCCGATGTCATTGCTGATAGCGCAGAAATATCGAAAGTCCCATTTGACGGCATTAGATTTAATAATGGCATAACGTATAACCAAGCAGCTTCTGAAATTATAACTCCTGCTGATGGTGTTATTCTTATAACAGCTTCTTTAGGCTCCGTGCCTCCTGATCCTGCGTTTTCCCTTAGCATCTTTATCTTCAAGAATGATCTTCCAATAAGGCAACATGCAAGCGGAGGTAGTGGCGCACCTTATACCTCTGCAAACGTTTCAGTAATTGATAATTGTGTTGCTGGTGATAGATACGTTATTTATTCTGGCGCTGCTGGAATATCAGGAGGCCCATATACACTACAGGCAACAGAGTGGTTATGCGGTGTTGAAATGGCTTATTTGTAAGCGAATGGAATAATATGGATCGCGTTAAAGAATTCACGGATGACGAACTAAAACGAGAGTTCGCAGAATGTCAGGAGCAACTAGAGATTGAGTCCGCGCAGAACCCAAACTCAGAGAATCATCAGAATTGTTTTGCAGCTTGGTATGTAATGGCTGGCGAGATGATGGCCCGCAAGCTTTCTACTGTTCAATTGCATTGAGGGTGATATGTACGAAATCCAGTGGCTACAGGTTTTAAATAAATTCCTTGATGGCTTTATCATAGGAAGTGGGTTTTTTGTAGCTTTGTCAATATTTGCTTATTGTGTTGATCGAGTAAATAAAAAGAAAGCCATAGAGAAATATTCAGAGGAATGACATGGAAGAAGTAAGCCAAAGCCGGGAAGGGTGGGACGATTAATGTCAGCCCCGCTAGGTAATTCGTTCTGGAAAATGGCCGCGCAACCCGGCAGGCCGCGTAAGTTCGAATCTCCAGAGGAACTTTGGGAGTTGTGTTCTGAATACTTCCAATGGGTAGAAGACAACCCACTATATGAAATGAAAGCGTTTGCATTTCAAGGAGTGGTGACTCAAGAGCCTGTTGCAAAAATGAGAGCAATGACGCTGAATGCCTTGACTTTGTATCTTGGCATCAGTGATGAAACTTGGCGCTTATACAAGACAAGAGAAGAGTTTATTGGTGTCATCTCACAATGTGAAAAATGCATATACGATCAGAAGTTCTCAGGCGCTGCCGCCGATCTTTTGAATGCAAATATTATCTCGCGTGACCTTGGTTTGATGGATAAATCGCAGCTAGACATTAGCAATCCAGACGGAAGCCTTACTCGCCCACTAATCATCCAACTTACTGCTCCTGATGACAAAAGCGGTGCCGACAGCGAAGATTGAGCTTCCGCCTAAGCTAATCCCTATATTCACGGGAGAGGCTAGGTATCGTGGTGCTTATGGCGGTCGAGGTAGCGCGAAGACTCGCTCTTTTGCATTGATGACTGCCATACGAGCATACATGCTTGCAGAGGGCGGCTCATCCGGCGTTATTCTATGTGCGCGTGAATTTATGAATAGTTTGTCTGATTCTTCTATGGAGGAAATCAAGCAGGCTATTCGCTCTATTCCGTGGCTAGACGCTTATTTCGAGATAGGCGAACAATTCGTCCGCACCAAGAACAGACGAATCTCATACGTGTTCTGCGGCCTACGCACGAACCTTGACAGCATCAAGTCTAAGGCGCGCATTCTCATCGCGTGGATTGATGAAGCAGAATCTGTCTCGGAGGTTGCTTGGCAAAAGCTTTTGCCGACTGTACGTGAAGAAGATTCCGAGTGCTGGATAACGTGGAACCCTGAACTAGACGGAAGCCCTACGGATAACCGTTTCCGAAAGCAAATTCCAGATAACGCCAAGATTGCCGAATTGAACTATGAGGATAACCCTTGGTTTCCTGATGTTTTGGAGCAAGAGCGCTTAAACGATTTTGATCGCCTTGACCCGCAAACCTATGCATGGATATGGGAAGGCGCATATCGAGAGAATTCTGACGCGCAAGTATTCTCTGGGAAATATCGCATTGCGGAATTTGAGCCGAAAGAGAATTGGCATGGGCCATATTATGGGCTTGACTTCGGATTCGCGCAAGACCCTACCGCTGGCGTTAAGTGCTGGATTGATGAGACTAGAGAGCGCCTTTACATCGAATACGAAGCCGGAAAGATTGGCTTGGAGCTTGATGATACTGGTGCATTCATAACTGAACGAATCCCCGGAATAGAAAGAAATGTAGTGCGCGCTGATAATGCTAGACCGGAATCAATTAGCTATCTTGCTCGTCATGGCGTTCCATTGATTCAGGCGGTGACAAAATGGCCGGGATCGGTTGAGGATGGCATTAGTCACATGCGCAGCTATAAAGAGATAGTCATTCACTTCCGTTGCAAAGAGATAATCAAAGAGTTCCGCATGTACAGCTATAAGGTTGATCGTCTGACTGGTGATATTAAAACTGATGTAGTCGACAAGTGGAATCACTATATTGATGCAATCCGCTACGCTCTGAACCAAATGATCCAAGGTAAAGGCCCTCTACGCATAAATAAAACTGCATTAGCAAATGCAGCAAGAAGGCGCTAAAATAAGCATCATGTAAGTAAATGTGAGCAATTTGGAGTATTTATGGCTGATGCAGAAAAAGAAGTAACGGGGCGCGCTAAGGGCGGCAAGGCTACGGCTAGTAAGTTATCGTCTGAACAGAAGACAGATCGAGCAAAGAAAGCGGCGGCGGCTCGTTGGGCTAAGAAGCCTGAAGTAGAGGTTCAGCCAAAACGCGGAACATCTAAGGGCATGATTGCAGCGCGTGATAAGGCAAGAGAAAGTACGGCAAAGCTTCCAAAGTTCGCCCCTCCTCTCATCATGAATGGTGTCGTACCTAAAGGTAAAGCATCAGCCATCGCAATGGATTACGCTCCCGGCGTGTATGACTTCGCCAATAGCGCATGGGGTATGAATTCATACTTCCAGCCATTCCCCGGCTATCCATATCTTGCAGGATTGACCACTCGACCAGAGTATCGAGCTTTCGCAGACTGTATGTCTTCTGAGCTTACCCGTGAATGGGTTAAGTTTAAAGGTTCAAACGCCGTTGATGGCGATGGCGAATCCGAACAAGACCAAACGCGCATCCCTGAATTGGAAGACGCGGTTAAGCGTTTCAATCTGAAGGGCATATTCAAAGAGGCGGCAATGCATGACTGCTTCTTTGGCCGCGCTCAGATCATGCCAAAAATTCGTGGTGCGGATGAAGAATTGCCGCTGATTTTGTCTAATAAGACCGTCAAGAAAGGTACGCTGGAGCGCTTCACAACCATTGAGGCCATGTGGACAACGCCTAATGCATACAACGCAAATGACCCGACAGCGCCCGACTTCTATACGCCTCGCGGCTGGTTCGTGCTTGGCAATCAAGTTCATGCTTCGCGCATCTTGACCGTTATCACTCGCCCATTACCTGACATGCTGAAGCCTGCCTATAACTTCTCAGGCATGAGCATATCTCAGCTTGCAGAGCCTTATGTTAATAACTGGCTGCGCACTCGTCAGAGTGTGTCCGACCTGATTAACAACTTTTCTATTACTGCACTCAAGACCAACATGGCGCAAGTGCTGCAAGGTTGTGACGATGCATCCGACTTGTACGCACGTGCTGACATGTTCACTCTTACCCGTTCTAACCGTGGCTTGATGCTACTGGACAAGGACAGCGAGGAACTGGATCAGGTCAACACGCCATTGTCCGGCCTGCATGAGCTTCAAGCTCAAAGCCAAGAGCAGATGTGTTCAGTGAGTCGAATGCCTGCAATCATCCTAACCGGCATATCTCCGGGTGGATTAAACGCATCCAGTGATAGCGAGATTCGCGTGTTCTACGATTGGATAGCATCGCAGCAGGAAGCATTCTGGCGGCATCCGCTCGATACCTGCATCAAGCTCATCATGCTTGACCTATGGGGAGAGATTGACGACACGATTACTTTCGAGTTCAATCCTTTGTGGCAGATCAGTGCTAAAGAAGAGTCGGAGATTCGCAGCAATAACGCGACAGCGGCGGCAACTTATGTTGATCGAGGTGTATTGTCAGCAGAAGAAATACGCGAGAATCTTGCGGCTGATCCTAATAGCGGGTTCTCGGGCATTGACATATCTGACTTGCCAAAGGTTGAGCAAGACGACAAGGACTTGTCTAATTTTGGCAATCCATTTGGCGGCGGACAAAGCGAAGAAAAAGCAAATGAGTCTGACCCAAAGGATAAGGAGATTTGAAATGTCTGAATCAAAACTAATTAAGCCTGATGTATTGCATGCTTTGCTTTTTTCGTCAGATGAAAGCGTATGCGCTATTCCGGTTAAGCATATCAATGGCGAAGTTACCCACGGCGTATATCTTGTACCAAAAGAACATTTTGAGAAATTCGACTTGGCTATGAATTCTGAGCCTATCCACTTAGATTATTCTGATTTTGAATAATGGCAAAGAAGCCTAAAACTGCCCGCGCAGTCCACGCCAACAAAGGGGTCGAGGTCGCTTATCGCAAGCGACTCGATAAACTTATTTCCGAAATGTCCAATAGCGTGGAATATTGGCTGGAAGCTGCATATAAAGCATATCCTCCGCGCATGGAGGTTGCTATGGATGCGTTGCCATCGTCTGAGCTGTCGAAGCGAATCAAAGAATTGTCAAAGCGATGGATAAGCCGATTCGATGAAATGTCCGAGAAAATAGCCGACGACTTCACAAGACAAGGCGCAAAACATACAGATTCAGCATTCAAGCAATCTCTTAAAGACGCTGGCTGGACTATTGAGTTCAAAGTTACGCCGGTCATGCGCGATGCTATCAATGCGACAATTCAAGAAAATGTTGCGCTTATCAAGTCGATTCCACAGCAATACATGCTTGAAGTCGAGGGGATCGTGATGCGTGGGTTCACTGCCGGACGTGATTTGTCATATATCAGTAGTGAGCTGCAAGCGCGTTATGGCATAACAAAGCGGCGCGCTGCCCTTATTTCTAGAGATCAGGCAAACAAGCTCACCGCCACGGTCACGCAAGCACGTCGTATTGAGTTGGGGATTACAAAGGCTGTATGGGTTCACTCTGGAGCCAGTAAGCATCCCCGCGCATCTCACCTTAAGGCTGGAAAAGATAAGCAGGTCTTCGATGTTGATAAAGGATTGTTTCTTGATGGGGAATGGGTTCTGCCCGGTCAGGCCATAAATTGCCGATGCTCAAGTAAAAGTGTTCTACCGTTTTGATAAAAATCAAGAAGAAAAACATTTATATTTATTTTCTGTGGTTTTATAGTAACATGCGAACAAATCAACACATAATGGCGACATGAAACCTACCGGCATAGCATTTGATAAAGCCTCCGCGCGCACTTTTGATGCTGATGGACGCATGCATGTCACTAAGACAAACATATCAAAATCTAATGTGTGCCCCTACCTTGGACGTGAAATCCCCGGCTATGTAGAGCTAGGACTAGACGCAACAAAGACTTATCGACTGTACCGTGACCCAAAAGAATTAGAAAAAGGTGCGGCATCATTCAATAACATTCAATTACTGCATCGCCATATTCAGGTGAGCGCAGATGAACCTCAAAAAGATTCCGTGTGCGGTTGCCTCAGCAATGTTTATTACGAGCATCCGTATCTAAAAGCCGATTTATCAGTTTGGACTTCGGAAGCTATTGCGCTTATCGAAGCTGAAGAACTAGATGAACTTTCGTCCGCATACCATTACGCCGCTGTAATGACTCCCGGTGTTTCCCCTGAAGGTGATGCATACGATGGCGTGATGACTGGAATAGACGGCAACCATCTTGCATTGGTTGAGTATGGCCGTGCTGGCTCCGATGTAGTGGTGGCTGATAGCGCAATAAATGTTATGAAAGATTTACCTAGAAACGGAATCGGCATGGGTAAAGAGAAAAGTATTATTGCCGACTCAAACCCTTTTGAAAAGGAAGTACCTGCTATGAAAAAAACCGCATTGGGCAATGCGTTGCTCGTTGCGCTTTCCGCAGCCTCCCCAAAGATTGCGCAGGATTCAGCCCTGCCTAAGCTAGTGGGCGGCGCTGTTAAGCGCAATTTTAATAAAAAGGAAGTAGTCGCACAGATTTGCGCTATGGATGAAGATTTCGCTCCTGAAAAGGTTGATGAGATCGTTGACGCGGTTCTTGGCGTTGAGCAAAATCCTGAGGCAATCGAGCCTAAAGCATTGGCTAAAGATGCTGGCGGTGCGTTGGCTGAGTTCTTGAAGTCAAAAGGCTTGAGCGATGAAGATATCGCCGCAGCCTGCGCCATTGAAGCTCCTGCCGCTGCTGTCGCAGATTCTGACCTGATGAGGCCAGAAGACGTGCAAGAAAAAGTGGATACAGCTATGGACTCGATGCGTAAAGAATTCCGCGCATTGGAATCGGCTAAAACCGCTGTTCGTGGCGTTGTTGGCGACGTAATCGGCATGGATTCCGCAGAGCAAGTTTATCGCTTTGCATTGGATCACATGAAAGTCGCGCACAAAGACACGCCTGCTGTCGGCCTTGGCAATCTGTTCGCAGTTGCGTCGGATCGTTCGACAGATAAGCGTCCTGCAATTATCGCTAACGATTCTGCCTCAGTCGCTAAGATTGCTGGCCTTGATCGTTTCCGCAGCATTTAAGGAGAAAACATTATGACTCTTGGCTTTCAACAAACAGTCAACTTGCAACAAGCTGCGGCTGTTGCTGGTGACTTCGCTTCGGCTAACCCTCGCGCTTCTGTTGTGTCGCATGAAGGTACGCTTGTAGCTGGCGCAACTGGCGTAACTGTCGCATTGTTCGCATGGGCAACTGCTGCGGGTCTGGTATCGAATGCCGGTGCAGGTGTTCCTACCGGCTTCGTGCATCGTCGTCAAGGCGCGGCGCTAATCACTACTTATCTCGGTGAAGTTTCAAACTTGATTCCTCAAGGCTTTGAAGTGACATTGATGGCAACTGGTGATTACTGGGTTACTGCTACTGTCGCACCAGCAGCAATCGGCAATAAAGCTTTTGCTTCGCTTACCACTGGTCAAATCCAGCCGGGTGCAGCAGGCGCAACAATCGCCGGTTACATCGAAACTGACTTTTTCATTACTGGCTTTCCTGTTGGCGGCACTGGTGCTGTTGGCGAGTTGGTTGTAATGTCTCGCGTTCAATAAGGAGGGCGCTTACTATGGATCAACTGCTGCACACACTTATGGAACGCGCTGGTATTGCCTTTGATGGCTTCGATGCGCGTTTGTTGCCTGAAGGTAAAGGCTATCGTGATTTGGTAGGTATTGCTCAAGATGGCGGATTGATGGCTATGGATGCAGCTTATCCATTGGTCACAACTGCTAACTCGGGCATCCCTGCGATGCTGTCAACCTACATCGATCCTAAAATGATTGATGTGTTGGTCGCTCCGATGAAAGCTGCTGAAGCTGCTGGCGGCGAAGTCAAAAAAGGCGATTGGACTACTCGCACAGCAATGTTCCCTGTGATTGAATCGACTGGCGAAGTAACAAGCTATGGCGATTACAATAACAGCGGTTCGGCTGGCGCTAACTTCCAGTTCCCTAATCGTCAATCGTATCACTTCCAAACCGTTACACAATGGGGCGAACGTGAATTAGCTGATGCTGGTCTGGCTAAGGTTGATTGGGCGGCTCGTCTGAACATCGCTTCTGCTTTGGCACTGAACAAGTACCAAAACAAAACCTACTTGTTCGGCGTATCAGGTCTGCAAAACTATGGCATGTTGAATGACCCTAGTTTGCCTGCTGACTTGACTCCAAACACGAAAACCGCTGGCGGTACAGCATGGATTTTGCCTACCGGCCAAGTCAATGCGACAAACTTGGAAATTTTGCAAGACGTTCAAAAAATGTTCTTCAATTTGCAAGCAGCAGCACAAGGTCTGGTTGACGTAGACGCTAAGCTGACACTCATCATGTCGCCTCAGTCAAGCGTTGCAATGACCGTTGCTAACGGCACAGTAACAACCGTTACCGCTTGGGACTTGATTCACAAAGCATTCCCTAATCTGGAAATTCGCACTGTTCCAGAATATGCGACTGCTGGCGGTCAAAAAGTCCAATTGGTTCTGGATGAATACGAAGGTCAACGCACTTGGGATTGCGCATTCACTGAAAAGATGCGCGCTCATCCGATTATTCTGGAAATGTCAGCATTCAAACAGAAGAAGTCGGCTGGCACATGGGGAACAATCGTTTTCCGTCCAGTGTTCATTCGCGGCATGATCGGCGTTTGATGTAGAATTAAGTCCTCTGGCAATCGCTGGAGGACTTTTTTAATAACTGGAGAACTGAATGTCCACAATTTCTATTGGTTGCCGCCTGCCGAATGGTTTGATTATCGATCTTGGCGATGCAACAAAACCATCTATTGAATTGGCCGGTCAACGCCAAGCGCAAGAAAATAGCCCAATCGTCCTTTTGAATGAAAGCCATTATGGTGTGACAGAAGTTGATGAATCATATTGGGAAGCATGGAAGAAACACGTAGGGCCAGAATTCGCGCCTTTGAAGTCGCAAGCGATCTTTGAAGCAAAGAACGAAAAAGAAGCAAAAGCTAAGGCTAAAGACTTGAAAGAAGTTAAAACAGGTCATGAGCCACTGAAGCAAGAAGTCGGCGACATTAAGAAAGCCTAAGAGATGGCCGTTGTAATATTCGATCCCGCTGCATTTAAGCTCCGTTACCCGGAGTTTGCATCGGTGTCGGACGCTGTTTTGCAAGGCTCGTTTGATGATGCCACGCTGTATCTTTCAAATAAAGATTGCAGCATTGTTCAGGATGTAGATCGTCGTCGTCAATTGCTTTGGATGCTTACAGCGCACATTGCATATCTCGGAGGCGCGTTGAATCCTAGTGGCACATCTGGCGGCCCTGTTCCAGTTGGTCGCATGTCTTCAGCTACTGAAGGAAGCGTGTCGATCAGCACGGAATATAACGTGCCGGGTTCGGCTGCATGGTTCTCTCAAACCGCTTGGGGTGCTGCGTTCTGGCAAGCTACATTGTCACTTCGCTCATTCCGCTATCGTTGCAGACCTACTCTTTACTAATATGGAAATCTCAGGCGGCGACAAATTAGAAGCGGCACTCAAAGCCATCTCTGAAAAGATGAGTGGCGGCTCTTTGAGTGTTGGCTTTCTTGAGGGTGCTACATATCCAGATGGTGAGTCTGTTGCGCAGGTCGCCTTCTGGAATGAATTTGGCACGTCACGCGCCCCTGCCCGCCCGTTTATGCGATCAACCATTGAAGATAAGCAAGGGGAATGGGCTACTCGTATTGCCGGTGCTGCTGTACATTACGATTATGACTCCGCAAAGGTTCTTGGCTTGATGGGCGAGACGATGAAAGAGGATTTTCAGTCTTCGATAAATGGCTGGACAAATCCACGCAATGCTGACTCTACGATTGCCACAAAAGGTTTTGATAAGCCTTTGATTGATACCGGCGTAATGCTTCAAGCGGTAGATTATCGGGTGGATGAATGAACATACGCGGCCTAGCCAATAACATGACTCGCTCAGTCAATCCTAACATTCCGGTGGCTGTAAGCGTAAGCAATGGCTATGGGATTGACCCTTTAACGTTGCGTCAAGTTCCGGTCTTTACTACATATGATGCAGAAGGCCAAGTTCAGGCTCTGGATGGCGACGACTTAGGTCAAGTTAATTATCTAAACATTCAAGGCACGATCCGCGCCGTTTATATTTATGGCAACGTATCAGGCGTTATTCGCCCTGACTCTATTTCATCGGCCAAGTTATCTTTCGCGTCGAATGAATCCGGAGTTATCAAGATTCGTGAATGGAATGTGTTTAAAGTATTAGAAGCATGGCCTGATTGGTGCAAAGTTGCGGTTGTTTATGTGGAGCCAGCGGCATGAGTATTGATAGCGCAATTGTTGCCGTTGCCGGATTCCTTCAGCCGCTTATGCCAACCGGCGTTCAGATCGTGCGAGGCATGGCAAATAATGTGCCGCCTCCTAAAAATGGATTCATTGTTATAACTGAAGTCGGACAGCCTCAGTACACGACAACAAGAACGAAATTAGATGGTATTGCGGGTACAATGGCATACGTTATGCCGCGCATGCTGAACTTGCAATTAGACTTTTACGGCCTTAGTGCTGGTGAAATGTCCGGTATTGCTGTAACGATGTTGCGCAGTAATTATGCGACAGAGAGGTTCCCCGATGGCGTGGAGCCTTTGTATTGTAGTAATGCCATGCAAGCGCCTTTAATTACTGGCGAAAAACAATTTGAAACAAGGTGGCTTTGTACCCTTTCTATACAGTACAATTCTGCCATAACCGTAGAGCAAGAATCGTTCATTGAAGTTGGCGATATCTTGATCGATCCAGTAGATGTAACAATTCCTGCGGAGTAAAGCATGTCAACAATACCAGTCTCACAGATCGTAACGATCAATCCTGCGGTAGTCAGTGCTGGCGGCAATCCGCTTTCACTGAATTCTGTATTCCTTGTTCAAAGTACGCTTGTGCCTACTTCGTCATTGCAATCATTCCCAAGTTTGGATGAAGTGGTTGATTACTTCGGATCAAACTCAAATGAGGCCGCTGTCGCTGCCAATTATTTTAATGGTTTCGACAACAGCACTAAAAAGCCGGGGACATTGTTCTTTGCTGGCTATGCTGACGTAGATCGTGCCGCGTTTATTCGTGGTCAATCGCTAGCAGGTATGACGCTGACTCAATTGAATGCAATCAGCGGAACATTGACTTTCACAATTGATGGCGTACTCGAAACTGGATCGGTCAATCTCGCAACAGCTACCAGCTTCACAGATGCTGCCACGTTGATTACCACTGCATTGGCAATGACTCCTGCTGCCGTGACATGGGACGCCACACAATCTCGCTTTGTATGTAAATCTGGCACAACTGGTGACACTTCGACAATGACGTTTGGTTCCGGTACTGCTGCTGCGGCTCTCGGCTTTACGGCTGGCGTATTGTCGCAGGGTTCTGATGCAGATACCCCTGCCTCGGCAATGGATCGTATTAAGCAACAAGGTCAAAACTGGGCTCCATTTATGACCTTGTTTGAGCCTGATCTTGACGATAAAGAAGCGTTTGCGCTTTGGGGTAACAACCAAAACAACCGTTATGCATATATTGCATGGGATTCTGACGCAGGCTATACCGTCGCAAACAATGCAGCAGTGTTCGGCTCTATCGTTGATACGCTGAACTATGAAGGTACGTTCGTTGTGTATAACACGGCGGCTCTTGCGGCTTTCACTTGCGGATATATCGGCTCGATTGACTTTCAAGCATTTAATGGCCGCGCAACTCCTGCGTTTAAATCGCAATCAGGATTGCCGACTACTGTTGACAATCTTTCGGATGCAACTGCTGTGTTGAGCAATAACGCAAGCTACTATGGTTTGTATGAAGCTCCGGGACAAGGAAACTTGTATAGCATCTTGTACGATGGTCGCATGAATGGCTCTAAGTTCCGCTGGTTGGATACATACGTCAATCAAGTTTATCTGAATGCGCAATTGCAATTGGCAATGTTCGTTGGATTGACGCAGGTAAATTCCGCGCCATACAATGGCGAAGGCTATGCTCAGATTCGCTCATGGTGCGCAGACCCGATCAATGAAGCTCTGAACAATGGCTCTATCCGTGTTGGCGTTCCGTTGAGCGCAAGCCAAAAAGCTACTATTTTGTCGCAAGCTGGCTTAGATATTTCTACGCCATTGGAGACACAAGGCTTTTACCTGCAAATCTTGCCAGCTACTGCGCAGATTCGTCAGCAACGTCAATCGCCTCCAATTAAATTGTGGTACATGGATGGCGGCGCTATTCAGCAAATCACATTGGCATCCATCGCAGTTCTGTAAGGGAGTATTTAAATGGCAGATCGTACAATCACTTCAGCCGACGCAACATTCGTCATTTCTTCGGCTGACTTCGCCCTTGCCGCAACTATCTTGCAAGGTTATGCGGCTGATGCTGCATTCGCTACCGATAACGCAGATACGGCGGAAACGTCTTTGGGCGTTGATGGCAAGCTATCGGCTGGCTGGATTCCGCGCAGCTATAATCAAACGATTACGCTGCAACCGGATAGCCCATCGCGCCAATTGTTTGACGCATTGGTTGGCGCTCAAGATGCAGCGCGTACAGTGTTTCGCCTGAATGGTGTTATTAATCTACCGGGCAACCAGTACAGCTACAACATGAGTCGCGGTGTTTTGAAGAATTATTCTTCGATCCCTAACGCTCAGCGCGTCTTGCAGCCAATGACATTTGTTATTGAATGGGAAAAGGTTTTACCTGTGCCAGTAGGGTAAAATACACTTTTCATTTAATGCGGAGATTAAATCATGGCACGTCGCACAAAAGTTTTCAGGGTTGATGATTCAAAAAGCCGCGATCATGGTCGTGAATATTTATTGACAGAGATGGCGGCTGATGAGGCGGAATGGTGGGCTTTTCAGGTTCTGCAAGCATTGTTAGGATCGGAATCTGAAATTGACTTCAACGCCCCGCTTGCTCAAATGGCGCGCCAAGGTCTTGCCGCCTTGGGTAAGTTGCCGCCTGATAAAGCAAAGCCATTACTTGAACAGATGATGACTTGCGTTAAGGTTAAGCTTCCGGGGACTAATGAATCGCGTGAAATGCTTGTTGGCGATATTGAGGAAGTTAAGACCCGTGTGCTGATTCGCAAAGAAGTGTTTGAGCTACATATAAGTTTTTTAGAACTTGGCGGCGCGTAGATTTTGGTCTGCGTCCGCCCAGTGCTGCGGCTTCTAAGCTTATTTCGTATAAAAATACGATAGGAATTATCGCCACGCTTGTATCGGCAAGGCTGGCATCATTACACGAACTGCAAACAGTTCTTGGCCCCTATGATGCCTACCAGCTTTTAGAAATTCACTTGATAGACCAATATAACAGAGGGGTTCTCAATGGCAACGGTAATTGATAGCCTCGTTGTTAAGCTTGGTTTAGATAATTCAGAATTTAAAGCTGGCGCAAAAGAAACAAATTCAGATTTCGACAGAGTTCGTGCAAACGCGAAACGAACCGGGAAATCAATTGAGCAAGACGGACAAAAAGGCGCTGAGTTTTTCCATCAGCTTCGCAAATCCGCTCTCCAATTCTTCGCCGTCCTAACAGTTGGTCGTGGTCTATCAGCATTTACCAGTAGCGTAATCAATAGCGGTGCGCAGCTTGACCGAATGTCAAAGAACCTTGGCACAACGGCGGATAGATTGTCACGCTGGCAAGGCGCAGTCCGTCAATCAGGTGGCACAGCAGAAGGCGCTCTAGGATCATTCCAAAGCCTAAACGCCTCTCTAACCGAGTTAAAACTAACCGGCAATACCGGAATACTTCCATACCTTCAAGCTCTTGGCGTATCTCTGTCTGATGCGTCTGGAAAGGCGCGTCCGCTTGAAGATATCCTGATGGACGTTGGAGATAGTCTCAAGAGAATACCTAATCGAGAAGATGCTTATAACATCGGTCGCAATTTAGGTATTGATGAAGGTACGGTAAATCTTTTGATGCGTTCGCGCTCAGAGATTAAAAAACTTCTCGATGAGCAAAAAGGATACTCAAACGCTGATGCTGAAGCTGCAAGAAAAGCGCAAGAAAACTGGGAAAAAACAAAGATCAAGATTGAGCAAACGACGCAAAAAATCGTCATTGCTTTAATCCCCGCGCTTGAGCAAATTGCTGAATCAATGTTTGATATTGCAGAGGTCGCAACACCTCTCATTAAAAATACTGTTGACGGATTCAATAGCATAAACAAAGCCACTGATGGTTGGCTTCTTACTCTCGGTCTTGTTTTAGTCGCGTTAAAGGGTGCAACTGGATTAATAGGCGGTGTTGCGGCTGGTGCGGCTGGTCTTGCTAAGTTTGGTGTTATTGGCGCTGCTGGTGCTGGAGGATATGCTGTTGGTGGTTTAATCAGCAAAGAGCTTGAAGGCACGGAAATGGGGAATTCCATTGGCCGAGCTACTGCTCAAGTTTTGGCATTCTTCGGAAACAAAGAAGCTCAAGCTGCATTAGATGCTGAAGCCGGGGTATCGTCGATAAAACCATCGTCATCAGCGCCATCAAAATCAGGCGGTAAGCTATCCCGCGCAGAGAGAAATAACAATCCGGGCAATCTAAACTTTGCAGGACAAAGAGGTGCGACTCTAGAATCAGGCTCTGGCGCTCGTTTTGCTAAATTTGGATCGATGCAGGAAGGCGTTGCTGGCTTAGTTAGACAATTGAAGCTGTACGGATCACGTGGACTGGACACGATTCAAAAGATAATCAGCAAGTATGCTCCATCATCCGAGAACGATACCGGCGCTTATATTTCAAAGCTTGCCAAAGATATGGGGATTGGTGCGACAGATAAATTAAATCTGGATGACCCTAATGTAATGGCTGGATTGGTTCGCGGTATCAGCACGCACGAGGCAGGTAAAAATTTCCTGAGCGATCAGCACATTATGAGCGGTTTGCAAATGGCAGGAATGAGTGGAGGTAATACCGTTTCTATTGGCGAAGTGAAAGTATATACTCAGGCCACGGATGCAAGCGGGATTGCTAGAGATTTGAATAACGAACTGATACGACAAGCTGACGCAGGGCTAAGATAATGAACGGTATTCCTAACTTGTTGCGCAATGCACCTAGAGCAATTGGCTTAACGTTGCTCGGGAATGCTGCTCAGGCAATTGTTGACTTTTTATTCCCTACTCCGACATGGGGTGTATATGAACCCGGAACCACTGTAAAAGCATTCGATGTTAGCAGCGTTGCGGAACTTGGCATTGGAGGTGAGTCAGCCGTTTCAGATTATCCAATTGAAGATGGTTCATTCACGACTTACAACAAAATAATCATGCCGAATGGATTTTCAATTCGTATGACGCGTGACGGATCAGAATCTTTGCGCGCTGCGTTCTTAAAATGGCTTGAGTTTTCCAAAAACAATCCCGTTGTTTATGACATTCTTTGCCCTGAAAATGTCTATACAAATGCAACGATGCGGTCATATCGTATAAATAGAACGGCATCATCGGGTGCGGGGATGATCGTAGCTGACTGCATATTTCAAGAGATTAGAGAGCTCCCAGCGCAATACAGTGCAACTAGGATAAGCAACCCAGAGAATCAGCCGGTAACGCCGACAACTCGCGTGAACCCTGTTGAATCAAATGTAACGGCGAACGTCCAATAATATGGCAAAATTTCTAGTTCCTTTAAAGGCCATTCCTTCTCAGTCGATAAGTATCGTTCTGAATGGTCAGCCATGCGTGATCGATGTTCGCCTACTAGGTGCGCGGCAATACTTTAGTCTTAGCGTGAACGGCGTTGTTATTTGTCGTAACGTCTTAATGGTTAATTTATCCCGCATCGTTCGCGCTGAATATACAGGTTTTATTGGGGATTTTGCCGTTGTTGACACGCAAGGAGACGAAGCTCCTGATTATTCAGGATGGGGTACGCGTTGGCTTCTCTTGTATTTTGAGCCTATTGAATACACGGCGGCGTAATGGCGTCTTCATTTCAATCTCGAAAGATAAGAATAACCTTCCAGCTTGCCGCTGGCACATTCAACAAAGACGGAAACCCTGATACTGTAGTTTTTGAAGATTATAGAACCCGCGCAGAAATACATGCTCCGGGAGGTTATGAGTTTTCGGCGTGCCGCTTGCGTATATACGGCATAGCAAAAGAGACAATGGATCGTCTAACAGTTATTAATTACACGAATCTTGACTTTCTGCGAAACGTTGTGACAGTAGAGGCAACTGACAACAATGGACAGTTTGCAAAAATATTTGTTGGCGAGGTGTATCAAGCAACTCCTGATTATCTTGGCGCTCCTGAAGTTGCCTTTATGGTAGAAGCTAGAGCCGGTCTAATCGGTTCGCTTGCGCCATCTGTAGCCTCATCCTATCCGGGTGCGCGCAAGGTTAGTGAAATCATGGCTATCATTGCACAAGAGCTTAATCTTACTCTTGAAAATAATGGCGTTGAAGCTACTTTGACAGACCAGTATTTAAGCGGTACGCCGATACAGAAGCTACAAAGAGTAGCAGCGGCGGCGCGCATTCAATACTGGTACTTGCCGGAGGAAGGCGTAATTGCAATCGCCCCAATGGGCGCTCCACGCGATACTTACCCGCCTGTCACGTACAGCATAAAAACCGGATTAGTTAGCTGGCCTATGAAACGGCATGTCGGGATTGCATTTACCGCCCTATTCAACCCAAATACTTATCACGGCTGCAAGATACTCATGGAGTCAACAATTCCATCATGCAGTGGCAACTGGTATATCGTGAGCATGACGCATCGATTAGACGGAAATGTTCCGGGCGGCGCATGGTTCTCTGATTTTGTCGCAACACCTGAAAACGCATTTATACTTACGCGATGACTACAGATAACACTCTTTATTATGGGCAGACTGATCCATCTACCGGACAAGGTAATTGGAATCAACAAAGATTCGTAATTGAACAGCAGATGCTTCAATTGAATACCAGCCTACCCGTTCGTATAATGTCGGTGCAAGCATCTGGCGTTTCGCCGGTTGGGTTTGTGAGCATACAAGTATTAGTAGATCAAGTAACCGGAAATGACAAGACTGTGCCACATGGAGAAATACCTAATGTCCCATATTTCAGACTTCAAGGCGGAACAAATGCAGTGATTATTGATCCTGTTGCTGGAGATATTGGAATGGCTTGCTTTTCAAGTCGTGACATTACAGCGGTAAAGAGTGCGAGACAAGCTGCGCCTCCGGGAAGCCGTCGATCCCATGATTTTTCTGATGCTATGTATATAGGCGGATTTTTAAACGGCACGCCCACGCAGTACATTCAATTCACAGAAGGCGGGATCATTGTTCATAGCCCGACAAAAGTAACAATAGAAGCGCCAGAGGCAGATGTTGTAGCGGACAATGTAAATGTCACAGCGACAACAACAAATATTGATTCTCTTGTGAATATGGGCGATCTTGGGGATACATTACGCGCATTGATAGATGAGAGATTTGTCGCTATTTATAACGCACATTCTCACCCATCAAACGGCGCGCCTCCTAGTGTATTGATTGGCGCTGGCGTTCTAACATCGAATACAAAGGTTAATTGATGACTACGACACTATATTTGCGGCCTGATACATGGGACTTAACGGTTGACGCTTCGCATAATATTGCCCTTGCATCCCTTCCTTATGCTGCGGCTCAATCTGTTGCTAATGCCTGCCGATTGTGGAGTGGCGAAGCGCCCTACAATAGCGATAGGGGTATGCCGTATGAAACTGAGATTTTAGGAAAGCAACCTCCGCCTCAAATGCTTGCAACTTGGTACGAAATAGAAGCATCGACAGTTCCAGATGTTCAATCTGTTGTTGTGGTGGTACAATCCGACCGAAATGCACGACAGCTTACCGGGCAAATTCAATGCACATTAACTGACGGAACTATCATCAATGTCTAACGTACCAGCCCTGCAAATTACACCTGAAGGCGTTATAGCTCCGCAGGCTGTTGATATTCGCACTGGTGTATTGCTTGACGAAAATGTTGCGTTCGGCGGCGATCTTGATATCGTCACGCCATCCACTCCGCAGGCATATCTTGCCGATGATTTAACATCAAACATTCTTGACTCAAACGCAGAAGTAGCATATACGCTTGCGATGATTGATCCTGCAACGTCTCAAGGTCGCTGGCAGGATGGTATCGGTAGGATTTACTTCTTATCGCGTAATGGTGCAACGGCAAGCGTAGTTATCGCTGAATGCACGGGTCAAGTCGGCACAACCACACCAGCGGGAGCATTGGCTGAAGATGACGCGGGCAACTTGTGGGCTTCTACCGGGCCCGTTTCATATCCTATCGGCGGCACTGCATCAGTTCAATTCGCTTGCTTGACGCTTGGCCCCATTCAATTGGGGATAGGTGAACTAACTAGAATTGCACAAACATCTCCGGGATGGGATGCTATTACGAATCTTTCGGCGGCTACGGTCGGGTCGGCATTAGAACCTCGCACAGCATTTGAGATTCGCAGACAGGAAAGCGTTGCGGCAAATGGCCGAGGCACACCTCCTGCTATTCGCTCCGCTGTTTGGGGTGTTGATGGCGTTCTTGATGTTTTTGTGTATGACAACTTTACAAACGCAACCATAAACTACGGATCAACAAACTATCCTATTATTGAGCATAGCGTTTATGTTGGAGTGGTCGGTGGAAATGACGCAGAAGTTGCGCAAGCCATATGGACTAAAAAAGATTTGGGATGCGACATGAACGGCAACACAACGGTTGTTGCTCAAGATACTGAAGATCAAGAATTCCCATATCCTTCATATAATATTAAGTTTAATCGCCCCGCCGGTTTAGCCATTAAATTCGCCGTTTCTATAGCAAACAATACATCTCTTCCGTCTGATATTGTTGCGCTTACAAAAGCTGCAATTATTGCGACATTTACCGGAGCTAATGGCGCTCAACGTGCGCGCATGGGCGGCATTATATTTGCATCAAATTATTATGCAGCAGTTGCATCTTTGGGCGCATCAGTATCAATTATTCAAATTAAAATAGGAACAGTAACAGCAACATTGGATAGTATTTCGGTAGGTATAGATCAATCGCCTACAATAACAGAATCTGACATTGTGGTAACTCTTGTATGAAGCAGTACGCAGCATCTACAACACTTCAAAGGTTGAGAGATGACCGTTATGGTTACTTTCATACCGGGTGGCAAGATCAGGCTTATAATATTGTCTGGAATGTTGATACTGCACAAGGATTTGGGCTTGATATTTGGGGACGGATTGTAGTTGTTGGTCGGCAATTACAAATACCTCAAACAGAATATTTTGGATTTAATTCAACAGGGCAAACTTGGAATCCATTTAATCAGGAATCTTTTTATACTGGGGAAGGCGCAACACAGAATTATACGTTAGCTGATCCAGCATATCGTGTTCTGATTCTTGCAAAAGCAGCAGCAAATATATCTGCAACTGATGCCAGATCGCTAAATAGAGTTTTAGGACAATTGTTTCCGGGTCGTGGCCGAGCATGGGTAAATGATCTTGGAAGCATGTCAATGCGATATGTTTTTGAGTTTGCATTGGAAGCATGGGAAAAAGCAGTAATTACAAATGGTGGCGTTATGCCTCGCCCCGCTGGTGTAAGGGCATATTTATTTGAAGCCCCAGCGGAAACATTTGGATTTGCAGAGGCAGGAGATGGACTGCCTTTTAATCAAGGAACATTTTTAAGTCAGGGAGCAATCTCAAATGTCAGTTAACGTACCAGATAAAATGCCCGTTCCGTTTGCGGATGTTGGGCTAAAAAATACAATCCCTGATTCTTCGGATAATATAAATGGATTGGCCGGATATAACCAAGGATTCCCGCCTATCAATATGACCCCTAAAACGGCGGGTGGTATTCCTCCGTTTGGTCAAGATATGAATGGAATATTGTTTGCTATAACTGAATGTCTACGTTATTTTCAAGCTGGCTCTATTTATGCCTATGATTCGACCTTTTCTACCACGGTAGGCGGTTATCGTGCCGGGGCAAGCGTATTGCGCGCAGATGGAGCGGGTAGATGGTTAAATATAACAGACGGCAATGTATCTGACCCGGAATCTGCCGGGGCTGCTGCTGCTGGATGGGTTCCTGATTTTACATACGGCATCGGCGCAGTAACAATGACGAATGCAAATGTCACTTTAACTCCAGCCCAATATGGCAAACCGTTAATTGTGATAACAGGACTTCTAACAGGGAATCTTAATTTGATTTTCCCTGAGATTGTCGGTGATTGGGTTGTTGTAAATAATACAACCGGATCATTTACGATCACATGTAAAACCGCATCAGGAACAGGCGGACTTGTTACGCAAGGCGGATCACCTCAGCAATTTTATGGAGATGGTGAAAATTTAATGCCATTTAATGTATCAATTGCGACATCTGGCATTGTTGGATCATCAAGAAATGTACGCATGTCTTGTGTATCCGCTAGTCCAACAGCTAACCTAACAGCAGATGAAGTAACTGTTCAATCAGCATTAGGGGGGGGTGTTGCCACATTGGCATCAATAAATAAAACGATAAATTTAGCTAGCACAGGAGCTGGCGGCATGGACACAGGCGTTGCGCCTGCAAATGGTTTTATTGGTATATATTTAATATATAACCCATCCATCTCGGCAAGTAATTTGCTCGGCGTAAATGCTTCTTCACTTTTGCCTGAGATTTATGGTGGCGCAAATATACCATCTGGTTACACAATGTCTGCTTTGCTAGCGGTTATTCCTGTGCATACTGTAAATAATCAGTTTGCTACATCTCTTACGGTAGGAAGAAAAACGCTACGATCAAACATACTAGTCGCATCTGGCCTATCAGTAGGAACATACACAACTATCAATGCTACGTCTGTAGTGCCTCGTAACGGGAAGAAAGTTTTTGGCTCAATATATTGGATTCAAAATGCCTCAGCCGCTGGCGGTGTTTCTGTTGCTTCTGACTCACTAGGAACAGGTGCAGTAACCGGTCTTTCATCAGGCGGGACAGGTTTTGGTGGAGGTTGCGCATTTTTAATTGAAACCACTGTTGGCAGCACTTTTTATGCTTCAGCAAGCAACACTACCGCAAGTGAAGTTTTGGTTTCTGCTTACGAAATTTAAGGAAAATAATGGGATACGCCGTCAAAGGAAATAAAAGCTGGCGCATGGTTGGGAGCGCTGTTGAGTGTCTTCCAGAAGAGAGCTATAGTGAAATTCAGCCTCCCCCTTATAAGCCATCTAGGATTGAAAGAATTTCTTTCCTTCAAGATCAATATGAAATTGATAGAGATAAATTAAATCGTGCTTGGCTTTCTGCAATTATTGCAGATGGTGCAGAAGAAATAGCCAGAAAATCTGTTATATCTGCGCAGATGACAGCATTACATGACAAACTTCAAGCCGACATTTCGTCTATTATCGCGGAGATATAAATGGCAACCAACCAAGACCAACAAGCACCTGATTCAGAAGAACAGCAAGCACTATCTATCCCTCTATTTTGTCCGAACGATGGGACAATGCTTGAGGATGGTGAGCGCTTTAGCTACCCCGCATGGGTTTGTCCTGATTGCACATATTGGAAAATTAAACTGTAATTTAATATGCCAGATCACATCGATATGATTCCAGAGACCAGCAGCGGATTTATTTTTTACAAAAATGGGTAACACTATGTCTGATAGAAGAGAAACAATTACCCTTGATAAAAAGATAGGATTTGGGTTTCTTCTTTCTCTTTTGCTGGCTATTTGTACTGCTGTTGGCGCTGTATTTTCCGTATATGTATCTTTCGGCTCTCGTTTAAGCAGTGTTGAGAGCGCAATGACTTATCAACGAGGCGCAAGCGAAACATTAAAGGCTGATACCAATATTGCAATGGGAAAGATGGACGCAAAAATTGATAGAGTTGATGCAAAGTTAGACCGGTTACTGGAAAGACGATGAATGAAATACATAGTCATAGCGATTATGCTTATCGCATCTTCTGTGGCTTGTTTTGTTATCTACGGAACATTTAGCCAAGGAGGCGGTATTAGAGCAATCTGTAGAGATGGAACTATCAGTAAAAGCAAAACTAATAAGGGAACTTGCTCCAAACATGGGGGCGTTCATCAATGGACAATTGGAGATTAGGAAATGAAATTGATTGATAACTGGAAAGATTGTCGCAAGATGTTTAGCCAATGGGCTAGCGGTGCTGGCATTGCTGGCATTGCTGCTTATGCTATGTTGCCTGAAAAGCTGCAAGATGCTTTTCCTCCTACCGTTGCATTGTCTATTGCATTCGTCCTATTCGCTCTCGGATTCATTGGCCGCATGATTAAGCAAGAATCGGTGTCAGGCGAAAAATGATTACATCGGAAGAAGGTCAGCGATTCATGCATCACTATGAAGGATTGCGACTTGAGGCGTATCCTGACCCTGCTACTGGTGGCGCGCCGTGGACTATAGGCTATGGAGATACTGGCCCTGATGTTGTTCTGGGGTTAGTTATAACAAAGCAAAATGCCGATGAAAGATTCGCACGTCGATTAGCTAAAGAGTTTGAGCCGGGTGTAAATAAGGTATTAACAGTAATAGTAGATCAAAGCCAGTTTGACGCAATGATTTCACTTGCTTACAACATAGGTCTAGCTAACTTCAAAAGCTCTACCTTGCTAAAACTTGTAAATCAGAAAAAGAAAGTTGAAGCCGCCGAGCAATTCCTAAGATGGGATAAGGGCGATGGAAAACGCATGTTAGGGCTAGCGCGTCGTCGTGCCTCTGAAATGTCGCTTTTTCTTGGCAATGATGTTGATAGCGCGATTGCATGGGGCGAGAGGATAAAAGCATGACCGCCATCAAGCTATTCCTAGAAAACTACCTATACTGGATAATCGGCATCGCATTTGCCGCATTGCTGGCGGTTGCAGGGATTCAGACGGTGCGATTATCTAAGGCCGACACCGAACTAGCGCAAGAGAAGCAGAGCCGCGCTGAAGTAGAAGCAGATAGGTTTGATATGGCACTTACTCATGCCAACTTACTGGCAGCAAAAGAATCCACCCATGCCGCCGAAACAATTGCAAAGGATGCTGAATATGAGTCTGAACTCAAAAAACGTGAAAGTCGTAATGCTGTTCTCGTTTCTGACAATAGCAGGATGCGCAAAGATATCAAAGCCTACGCCGCCATTGATAAGCAGATCGGCGAATCTGACTCCGATTACACCAAGCGTTGCGAATATAGACTTGAAGCCGTCGCAGGATTACTTGGCGAAGGACTCAGCTTATCGCTTGAAGGTCGGCAAATCATTGAGCGCAGAGATGCAGAAGTAGTTAGATTGCGAGATCAGATTGATGCTGATCGTAAGGCTTGCTCACAATAAAAAATAGCCGCTAACGGCGGCAAGTCGTTTTGCAATGCGATGCCGCTTAAAATTATTTAATTTGGACTAAAGGGTTTGTGCCGTAAGGAACCATAATTGTGGTGTTTCCAGCTTTGGACGCTATAGACTCTTGCGCTGCAATTTCACGCATACGGATTAGCTTATCGGTAATCGAAGCATTGATTGCGTTGTTAGCTGCTGCTTGCCCTTGCGCTTCAATCAGCAAACGATTAGCTTCAGCTTTGGCTAGTTCGCCTTGCTTAATTTTTGCTTCAATTTGCTGGTCAACTTGAGCGCGCTCACGGATTGACTTTTCCAAAGCGGGATCAGTTACTAATGATCGTACATTTACATTTGTTACTTCAAATGCTTGTGGGTCTGTGCCGTTCAATTCTTTCTGTAATATGGTACGAATCGCGTTTGCAATCTCGTCACGTTTTAGGTGCATTGTAGTTGCATCAAACTGAGCAACGGCACGGAAAACAGACTCACGCGCCTCGCGCAATACTCGACCCATGCCAACAATCTCGTCACCAGTTTTCTCTAGCTTCCCATCATTTCCCGGCTTCATGACGTTAGAAACATCGCCTTGATACTTGGTGTAGAGCATCGCCATTTTCGAAGGATTAATTTTAAAGTACACATCCACGTCTACGTCCGTCATGGTCAGATTGTCGCGTGACTTCGGCTTCAGATCGGATATTTGCAGCGGAACTTCTTTAGCGGTGAATTCGTCAACAGTTTTAAAAATTGTCATGTACACACCCGGCGGGAGTGTTTCTTGTTTTACGTTGCCGAGCGTGCGCTCAACCCCGACATTGCCAGTATCAACCTGAGTGCAACCTGATAACGCAACGAGAAGCGCGATTGCGTAGAATATGTTTTTCATGATTTCCTTAAAGTAAATTAGTAGATGGTATGTAATAAGCGGCAGCAAGCAAAGCCACTAGGATTGCGATTATTGCGCCAAGACGAACGCCGTGCTTGGTAACGAATTTACGAGCGAAAGCCAACTCTTTTTTATCCGCCATGTTCCAAGCGAAATAAATCACAACGGCCAAAATTATTAAAATCAAAAGATGTTTCATTTATAATCCTTTAAAAATGCCGACACTTACGCGGTCGGCTTACGGTCTTACAGTTTCTCAGTACCTGTTATCCCATGTGCTTTCGCAGGGGTTAATCTCATGTTTCAGTGATGAGGGGCTGCTGACAAAAGAACTATATTCCGATAATTATTCAAATTGGTTGTAAGCGCGCAACAGATGAAAAGAATTCTCTCGGCAATGCCAATTGATCTACAAATGGCTTGATATGTGGCGCATGACGAAGTGGCATATCTTTGTCAACTATCTCGCGGCGTGGCTTGACTTCAGGCACGACCATAAAGAATGTTTTAGTTGATAGATAAGCATTGCCTTTCCCGCCTCCGTTATCCAGCCTATCGCAAGTCAAATATCCTTCATTCTCCATAAATATCAAATATGCTTGCGTATTGGATTTGCCAATATTTATGTGGTCTGCAATTTCTCTGGTGCGCTTATGTGAGTCACGGCAAAAGTCATCGATAGCGTTCATGCGTAATTGGTGCATGTGACCTGAATATTTTTTCATAGTGGAGGTGTGCATGTATGTATAGAATTTGGATAATTACGCTTTCCGCAGCGTGGGCAGAAGTTTCTATCCTTCTGATTAGCCGCAACACTGGCTTCCAGAGTGGCTATATGGTCGGCTGCTTCTTTGCAGATTTGTGGATTGACGGCAAACGAATCGAATGCGCGTAACCGTTCTTTAATATCGATCATGGCTGAAAATCCGATACTTTCTGATGTTTTTCCCATTCGTCAATCTGCTCATGTGTCATTTCATCAGGGCAGTATTCCAGCATCAGCGCGTCAATCTTTTCTTGTTGCGCATCGATCTGATCCAGCATGGCTTTTACCTTGGCAGGGTTGAAGGTGGCGCAGAAACGCGCATCGTTATTCTCCTGTTCGCCACTAGGCAGAATTGCCTCAACCCATCCATGTTCATGGGCGACAGCGGCAGCATGGTCTTCCTCATCCTTACGATAAAACCAAGGGCCGGGAGTAGCAGCTTCGACAATAGGGCGTAGTTCTTCGTTTGATTTCATGATTGATCCTTTGTAGTACCTACGGAAATAGCCCCACGTAATTCACTTAACAACCTGTCGTATTTTTCAGGAGTTATCCATCCATTAATGGAATACTTTGGTGATGCTTGACACATAGCCCGATAAACAGCGCCATAAGGACGTGGAATCGCGACATCTTCAGCGGCATGCAACATCAACTCAGTCGGCTCAACCGGCACAAGCACATAACCCTCTGGCGGCATTGCTGCTACTGGCGATGATTTCAAGGCGCGCATTGCTTCAATGTCTTGGGCGCGAGAATGCATAATGTCTATCTCGTAATCCAGCATTTCGCGGTTCTCGTATGAAGCTTTGTCGCCTGCTTTATCGTTGAATGACTCAATCAAATCAGCGCACTCGTCAATCGCATCATTACGCACCTGCACTGCATCGACTTTGGCGACTGTAGCAAGCGCGGCCTGTAATTCATCGACGGCAAGAAGGCATTGCGAAGCTGTATGGCGCATCCCGTTTTCGTTGAATGTATCGGACATTGTTTTAAGATCATCGCAGTGAGCGTTGATTACTGCGTGTAATGTATCGCGCATCACTGCTCCTTTATAGTGGCTACCGGCGTTGATGGGGTGGCACTACGTTTTGTGCCTGCTTCGTCATGAGTCCCACGGTCAAATTCATGAGGCATGAATTCTGCATCGCGCTCAATGATGAAAAATTCTTTTGCCGCCACTAAGCACTCTGGATGCCATTTGTGATCTTGCATCTGTCCGTCATACACTGAACGCTCATCCTGATACTGTTCGCCAGCATTGATTTTTTCAGGACACCAGATACAGCGATGCTCTTTGCGCGCCTTGCGCAGTGTTTCGGATAAAAGTGTGTAGCTCATGCTGTCTTATCCCCATCACCAGCCGATTGCAGGGCGGCACGTATCTGTTCGATTGTGAACAGTGGAACGCTTCGCTCTTCCGGGCAACCGACCGCTATTGAATACGCTACGCCGTGGCATTCATTTTCTTTGAACCGATCTAACTCACTCGGATAGATGTGCGCTGCCGCCTCATCGGAATTCAGAAATGCCAGCACCGCATCTGCATCCTTCTCTGCTAGTGCAGACAGTACGGCGGCTTCGATGGCGCGGGCGAATGACAATGTTCGATTGTCTATTTCTCCGAAAAACATATCTTCGATTTGCTCATCGGTCAGCACGCGGCGCTCTCCGGTTCCTTGGCACGCGGGGCAATTGATTGGCACTTCGTAAGCATCAGGGCCGCCACCTTCAAGCCCCACGCCTTCGCCTGACCCGTTACACGATTTGCAGTAACCGCCTATTGGGCCTGTCAGCACTGTCTTGATGTCAGGATTACTCATGACGCTACTTTCGCGGCACTGAACATCGGAACGCAGCGCATCTTGTCTTCTAAATCACGCACGGCGACACCTTTGTTGCCTGCGCAAAAATAACTAAATACCCGCTCTTCTTTAGCCCGCGTATGCGATTCCCATACTGGCACTGCGATAGCCGCGACCATTACAGCAACGCAGACTACAATTGCTTTATTCGGGTTCATTTTTCACCTCATCTTGCATGACGGTTGTTGATGCGGATGGCTGCGATTGCACGGCCTTCATAAATGCCACTCTTTCCATTTTGTCGGCGAAGCCAAGCGTCACGTACGCAGGATTCGGATGCGAGGCATCGACAATCAAAGGCTGTGGCATCGGCTCAATGGCGGCTACTGGCTGTTGAGGGGCGGCGTAAAGCTCAGTTCCGACAGGAAGCAACTCATCGATACAGTTGTTTTTCAGGTAGCCAAGTTCAGCGCCAGTGATGCGCGCTACCGGCTCTTGCGCTACCGCTGCGGGAGTGGATTGAGCGATGATGGCGCGAGCAAATTTCAGCATCCGTTTTTGTGCTTCGGAATAGCCAATCGGAAATTCAAGTTTCAGTTGTTCGTCATGCAGGAAGAAGCCCGCATCCTTCGCCATCTGATAAATGACATCATCCGTCATCGCTGTGGCGCATTCCTTCGGGGCGGCAGCACGCAGTTTGATTCGCTCGTTCAAATCGATGTATGCGATAGCGTCACGTAAGGTATCGGCATCGCCCTCAAACATTGTCCCTGCATATGAGTCGTTGCAAAGGCGCGACAAGAATGATTTCAGATCGTTTTTAAGTGGTGTATTCATTGTTTATCCTTGTTCGCCGCATCGCTTGCTGGCATATCGGCAGGGGCGGACGGATTCTTTCTGGACTCTGTCCACGCTTTTTGATCTGCAGGGAAAATTGGATCTACTCGATACGTTTCACCCTCAGCGATTTGGGTCGATACTTTGCTGATCGGATATTCTAACGGTACAAGGCTGCCATTAATGAAGAAAGCAATTTGCCCTATCGCTTCAATATCAACGTTCAAAGTAGCGCCAGTAGTATTCGTGTATGTAATACCCATTTCACGAACTACCTGCATCGCGTTTGGATTGGCAGGGGCGGATGGCTGGGCTTGCAATGCTGCTTGCCATGCCCAAAACATTGCATCCGAAGTATTCCAGAACAAAATATCCTTGCCCTTTTTAAGCAAAGCATTCTCGAATCGTGCGCGCTCATCCGCACCGGATTGTTTATCTAGGCTCACAATTCCGTCGTCTTGCATGGCGCGCAATAAAGGATCGGCCTTCAGATCATGCTCGTAATGCGCGGCTGCGAAACACGGGTCAATTTCATTCGTCATTTCATTTCCTCTATAAAATTAGCTGACGCCTAATAATCAAACATCTAAAACATGGCTGCAAGCGTTATTTGTCGATTCACTTAAATACAACACTTAGCTAAATATTCTGTATTTATTTCGCTACACTTTACTTTCAGGCATAGGCAGAGACGAATTTTATAAAAATGTTTTACGTGAATTTCCTCTTAATATTGGAGTTGATAACGCGATTTCCACTGATAGACCCATTTTATTGATTCGATAGTGCAATGCTGCTGGGCTTGTATTAAGTTCTTTTGCCCAACCATAAAGGTTCATATATTTGCCATCGAATTCATAAATTTTTGTATTTGATCTATTTTCGTTTTGCTCTTTTACTGACGACCATCTACAATTTTCTGGGCAATAATCCATGTTGTTTTTTCTTCTATCTAAGGTTTTTCCTGCTGGACGCTCTCCCATATCCGCAAGAAAATTGATAAATGAATCTCTCCATCTATCACAAATCTTTATCCCTTTTGCTCCATAGTGCTTGTAGCTAATAGAGCTTGGCCTTGTGCATCTTGCTATCATTGCCTGCCAACTCATCCATGTTGGAGAGCCTGTCATTCCATGTGTTATGCAGGAATTGACAGACCCATCTGGAAATCCTTTTCGTCGCATTTGTGCGTAATGGGTATTACAAAACCCTCTTGCTATATGATTTTTGTCGCATCCAGTTATTTTGCATTTCTTCATAGTATTGTTAGCCTATCCGATTTCATAATCCGCGCTCCCGGAACATCTTTCCCCAGCTTTATATCTGCTGCGATCAGTTTTTTATCCGGCGATGAAACAACTGGCTTGGGATCAGGCGTTTTCATATATGCAATGGGAATCTGTTTCTCATCAAGAATTTCAACTTTTGAATCTCGTTCTAAATACAATTTAACGGAGAATTCAGGTGAATTTATTTCAGTAATACCAGTGCGCTTCATATTCTCGCGTAGATACGTCTTTAGCGACTCTGCACGCTTCTCAAATTTACCTGCCCGCACATCCATATCCATAGCCGCTTGATGGATCATTTCGGCTTGCTTAGAGCAATTTAAGATATATGCGGCGACGGATAAGCCTTTACCTTCAAACGCTGCTAATGCTTGTGCAAGATCATCTGGGATGCATCCATCCTCGTCAATTGATTCGAGTAATGGCAATAAATCGTTTGCTACTTTGTATAGTTGGATTGCTTGTGTCATGTGAGTAAGCGGGTTATTAGCCCGCCCCTTGTTTAGATTGAAGTCAATGCTTTACGTGGGATAGGAGCAAAGGGGATATCGTCGTCAAACGCATTACCAGCACTTGACGCGCCTCCGCCTGACGCTGGACGCGCTACGCCGCCTTTGCGAGAATCACGAACTGGTCTAGCCATCAATGATTCAACCATTTTTGCCAGCTTTTCAGGCTTAGTTTTTCGATCAAGAATTTCAGATGCAGTCAATTCTGTTCCAGCTTGAAACACACCTGCAATATTCATGCGTTCGCGCTCTTCGCCTTGCTGGTCGTTGTAAATTTCCTTTTGCAGAAGCAAGCCGATTTCCTTGCCCATCAAATCAGGATAGCCAGAACCTTCAAACAATTGACGCGACTTTGATTCCTTGTCCCACTTCTCAAATTCAATCTCGCCTAAATCGGCTTTTCGCAAACCAAGGCAAGCCATGATTGCATTGATCGTTTTCAGAGATGGCAAAGCATCCCCATCTGCGTTAATTGTGTACTGGTCAAGATAGTCTGCTGTTTGACCATCTGATGATTTAAACGACAATCCCACGCCCTGCGTTCCCTTTTGAGAAAGCAATTGCTCGGCGCGAGTAAATCGGCCAACATATTTTCCGCTTTCGCGGATGCCTGAATTGATATTGTCGGCAGATTTTGCAGATTCAGCATTAAAAGTCAGTGACATTTTGTATTCCTTAGTTCAAGTTAAAGTATTCAACGATTACCGCATCTACTGCTGCAAGATCATTGTCAATGTGATCCTCTTGAAACATATCGAGAGGGGTTTTAACGGTATCGCTACCGCTATTCTTTGTGCTGAAAACATAGTTGCCGTTAATGCGATGGGTGCGCATTACGATAGTAACCAAGCCTTCAATCGTGATTTTTTCATCAAGCAACTTGCCAATAGTTTTAATTTTGGTGTGGCCTGATTCGTCCGTCTGCGTGTGCGACAAGATATAAACGCGCTTGTTATCAGGCAAGTTTGATGCAGCATTCAAGATATCCCATGCGAAACGGGCTATTTCGTTATATTTAGCAAATGCGGCGTTGCCCGTTTCTTTATCCAATACACGACGCATGAACTCATTGCTCATGGTGTACTGGAAGTCATCCAGAACGATAACGTCTTTTGTCGTGCGCTGCATAGCTGCAATGATCTTGTCGCTGTTGTCAGTGACAAATACAGAGCCTGTAGGCGTTTCTTTTGTGGCTGGCAGCCAGTTCTTTGACTTGAATGGCAGCGGCTTCTTTACGGCCTGAATAAGCAGCGTATTATCAGGATTAAGGTTGCGTAGTGCGGTTGATTTCCCTGTGCCAGATTCGCCAAGGATGAGGGTTGCTATAGACATGCTTAAATCTCCTAAGTCTGTAAATCAATAAATCAAAAAGTCGAATATTCAGGATAAATCAGAACGGTAAACCAAGCAAATCATTTTCTTGTGTCTGTTGTTTATTATCCAAACTTGCAAATATCTCACGCTTCCGTGATACATCATCATTCGTCTGCGCTAGCAAGTGTGCATCACGCTTTTCCAATGTCCACGGATCATCCTTGCGTTTCGCCTTGGCTTCAGGCGATGTAATTCTAGCCATCGATTCTTTGCTCATCATCTTTCCATTTCTTTAAAATTCCCGTGCCTCGCGTAACAAACAACACGCAGACGACAGCGTAAAGTATTAGTGCATAGTGGAGCAATGTCATTTTTGTGAAGTGTTGTTTTGTTGCGAAAGAAAATCAGAAAAAACCGCTCTATCGACTTCTTTTACTCTCTCGATGTCATTCTCTAAATCTGAAAATGGAATGCCCATGCGAGAGCGCTGCAAAGTCCAACCGCGTTTTGCCATGAACCACAAGAAAACATCTATAACGTAAATGTGAGCGTCAATCCAATTAACTTTATTTGTTGATTCATGGTTTCTTACAAGAATATGAATAGTTTTAAATACATCCTTTTGATCGTGGAAGTCACGCAATATGCTAGGCAGATATTTGCCAGACTCAAGCCATTTGTTCATTGAGATGGTCATTTTCCTATTCCCGGATGCGCTGTCAATGTATTAGCCTGCGCATTCAACTCATCCCACTTAGCATCACGTTTCTGACGCTCGGATTGCGCCTTCATATCAAGTCGCGTCTCTTCTGCGTAGGATTGATCTATTGCTGCATGATTAGCATCATCAGCTTGCATCCACCCGAGCAGCAGAAAGAACGCCGCCATGAGTGCTACGCCGATGATTAGTTCAACTGGCTTGATTCGCATTTATAACCTCCGCAAGTTCGTTAGCCAAATTTATGGCAATGTCATTTTCATTTGAGAGTCGTTCGATTAAATCTGCTGCTTCGCGTTTAAGCGCATCATTCTTTGAGTTGCGCAGATAGTGCAATGTTGCTTTGTCTTCGTCGGTTAGCATTATTCTCCCTCGCTAAGTTTGGATTCTTCTTCAGCTAAACGCTTCATGTCATTCATTGCCGCAATATTGTCTTCATAGAATCGCGTAGGGCTAACAAGCAAATCGGGAGAGCTTGCGTGATAAATCAACAATGCTGCAAGAGGCGTATCGTGGAATTTCTCAAGCGCTTTTCCTGCTTCACCGGCAAGATGAACAACCCATCCAGCGCGACAATGCGTTGTTTCGCAAACATGCCATTTACCCATATCCAGTGCGTCGGGTTTATTGACTGCATTGAACACTGTTTGGTGAATATTTTGAATAACTGGCGTTGGAGGAGCGCCAAGCGATGCGACGGATTCGCTCGGAATGGCTGCAATCCCTTCTTTGTCGCACAAGAATGCGATATGTGAGCAGCCTGAGCAGCCTGAGCAGCGTGAGCAGTCTGAGCAGTCTGAGCAGTCTGAGCAGTCTGAGCAGCGTGAGCAGCCTGAGCAGCCTGAGCAGCGTGAGCAGTCTGAGCAGTCTGAGCAGTCTGAGCAGCCTGAGCAGCCTGAGCAGCGTGAGCAGTCTGAGCAGTCTGAGCAGCCTGAGCAGCGTGAGCAGTCTGAGCAGCGTGAGCAGTCTGAGCAGTCTGAGCAGCGTGAGCAGTCTGAGCAGCCTGAGCAGCCTGAGCAGCCTGAGCAGCCTGAGCAGTCTGTGCAATTCCAATTATTATTGTCTTCCATGTCCTTTGCTTGAGCATCAGCCAACTCTTGCGATACATAGGAAACGCCAATATTGCCATGCGGTGTTTTTGCGCTTTCAAATCTCATTTCATTCTCCTTTAACTTGAACCATATAAAAATCAACCATCGCTTCGATACTCTTTATAACTTGCGGGTCAAGCATGTGTATTACATCGGCGTCTAATCCTTTGAATGCTATCTGTTCAACCTCGGCCAACTCGCCATATGGCACTTCTCCGTAACAATTCATTTCGTGACCGTCATAATCTACTTCGCAGATGAATGGGGCTGTTATGCGGTTATGTTCTGCTGTCATTTCTTTCTCCTGTTTGCTGATTCGATACATAATTATGGAGGCAATGAAATCCGATAGCAAGAAAAGAATGCATGAACTTGTGCGCAAATACAACACACATAAATAAATATTTGTGCCATGATTCGATATCACCTAAGGAGACATGATGGAGCGATCAGAGATGCACATATACGTAGTTGAGCGATTGCAAGACACGAATATTAGTTTTGCAAAAATTGAAGTAGCAACAGGAATAACAGTTCGCGCTTTGTACATTATTAAGAAGGGCGAAAATAAACCGCACGAAGCAACATTGAAAGTGCTTTATCGATTTTTTAAGAGGAATCCGAAATGAATCCAGAAATTAAAGCTAAATGGGTAGCCGCTTTGCGAAGTGGAAATTACGATCAGTCAACAGAATACTTGCAAACAGCGAATGGCTATTGCTGTCTAGGTGTTTTATGTGAAATTTATAGAAATGAAAAAGGAGGGGATTGGAAGCAAGAGGAAAAATGTATTTCATTTAATGAAAGCTCACAAGTTCCTCCTAACTATGTTTCTGAATGGGCTGGCATATATTTGAGCGAACAAAGAATAATTGAAGTAACCATAGGAGAAGAAAGAGAATCAGTTGCAGCACATAATGACAGCGGAAAAACATTTGCAGAAATTGCAGACGCTATTGAGGAGCAATTATGACGCTCCCTATCAAAGCCACGAATGCCCGACGAATCCTCGACCTCCTACGAGGTACAACTCGCCGCACCTATGGATCAATCGTCACAGCATGTTCAGACATAGCCAAGCCTTACATCGAGAGAATATTGCAGGAGCAGATCGAAGCCGGTCATATTGCACAGAAAGTTTCTGGTTACAGAATAACTCAGCTAGCTATAGATAAATACCAAGCCGAGGAATCCGCAGCAAAGGAAGTCTATCGTGACAATTTTAAACCGCTGGATCGTTCGCGGTTTATTAATGTTCGCGGAAATCGAGTTGGATCGAACGATCTATCGCGTGATGTTGTTAAATCGCGACAAAATTAAAAGGAATGATATGAAAGTTACTCAATGGTTTGACGGAAAAGAAAATCCTATTAATGAAGGCTTGTATGAATTTTACGCGACATGGAATGAGGATAAGTTAATTTTCAATGCGACGTGGGCAAATGGAAAATGGTCTGTAAAGCACATCCATCCTTTTAGTTTTGGCTGCTGGCTAAATGAAGAAACCTGCTTTAAATGGCGTGGAGTTGCAAAGCCATGAAACTCAAACGTCCAGACTATCAGCTATTGCAAGCCGCATTAAAAAGCAATGGAGGAGGCGTACCGACTTATCTATATTCTGATGCATCAGTTCGCCGGTTAATGTCATACGATTTAATCCAATGGAAGCACAATCAAGGAGGAGAATTCGTTTCATTGACCAAGGAAGGCAAGCGGTTTATTGTGGAGTATTTGGATGGCTGAGCCATTAATAATAAACTCGGCAGAATCCCTATCCAAAGCCATAGGAATCATTCGCGAGGAATGGCACTCTGCTAGATTCTTGCGGGTGACGATTAAGAAAGGGAAGGCGCGCAGCTTGGATCAAAATGCAATTTCACATTGCTGGTATGAGCAATTAGGCAGAGAACTACGCGAGAATGATACGCTTGGCTGGCGCTGCTTTTGCAAGTTCACGTTTGGCGTTCCATTGCTTCATTCTGAAGACGCAGAATTCCGCGCCTTTTGGGACAACGCAGTGCGTACAGTTTTCAGCTATGAGCAAAAAATTGAGATGATGAAATTCGTACCAGTAACAAGCCTCATGTCAAAGCCTGTTATATCGAAGTACCTAGAAGCCATGCAAGCGCACTTTCTAAAGCTTGGCGTTATGTTGGAATTTCCAAAGGATGATTAAATTAAACGGGAAATGTAAGATATGTAGGAACCCAGCCACGCGCCGCCGTGGTCTAGCATCCCTTTGCAAATCCATTGATTGCGAAGTCGCTCTCGGGCTAAAGCTACTCTCTGCAAAAAAGAAGTCTGCAAAGATTATCGAGAATCGTCAGGATAAGGTGCGTAAGGAAAAATTGAAGTCTCGCGCTGATTATACCCGTGAGGCTCAAACAGAATTCAATAAATTTATCAGGATGAGGGATAAGTTAGCCGGTCATCCCTGCATATCCAGCGGTAAGCCTCTTGACTGGAATGGTAACGCCGTGGATAGCGGGCATTACAGGTCTCGTGGTTCAGCACCTCATCTGGCCTTCAATGAAAACAATTGCCATGCGCAATCAAAGCACGATAACCGATATTTGAGCGGGAACGCAGTTGAATATAGGATAGGATTAATCGCTAGAATAGGCCTACAAGCTGTCGAAACACTTGAGTCTGATAACACACCTAGGAAATACTCGATAAGTGATCTGGTGGCGATTAAGGGGCTATACCGGCAGAAGCTGAAAGACATACAGAAAGACGATTAAGCCCCTAGCGGGCTTTTTCTTCGCCAAAATACAACACTCCGAAATAAATTCGCAAATAGCTAATTTAGTGCTTGCGGTTTAGTTGGCATCGACCTATCATACATATATCGGATCAACGCAGCGGAGAAAGAAAATGAATAACTGGCACGATGTATGTATTACTGACAAATCAGGAAAACAGCATTTCAAAGTATCTGCTAGCCCAATGTCAACATATTCAGAAATCAAGAATTTAAAGCAGCATCTGGAAGCAGCAAAGAAAAATCCAGCGCATTACAAATTTCTCGATGTTGCAACAGCCGTAATAATGCTTGACGGCACAGAATACGAATCAGGCGCTACCGTTGATTATGATGAATTTCTGGCTGAATTAGGCTTATAACCCTCCCCGCTTCGGCGGGAATCACTAGGAGATGAGAGATGAATTCGATAATTTTTGTTTTGGTTTTGGCATCTGGTGACGGCGGCATAAATACTGACTTAAAGTTCCGTGATGAAGCAGATTGCAAGGCAGCAGCATCCGCCATAAATAACAGATTAGATGATCGCTCTCCAGAAGGATTTCGAACTGGATTTAGATATATGGGAGCAAAATGCATAAAGACTAATAGAGTTATATTAAATTAAACCCCCTCGCATCATCAAAGCGGTTGACTTGTAGTAGAAGTTGATCTAAAGTAGCAAATAAGTCCTTGGCGGGACTATGTTTTTAACGTGCAAGCCCTTAAAAGCTTGGGTTTTTATCTGTATATGCTTTGGTGATCACGTTAGCCAGAGCACCGCCAACAGATAAGAATCCAGACTTTTGAGGGCTTTTTGCATTCTGGATGCAGTAGCAAGAGGGAAAGAAAATATGTTGCGAGTCAATTTATCTTCTTTCTCTTTTGGAGTTTTTTTGACCTTCCTGAATTAACAGGGGAATCCTTCATAAATATATGGGGGGTTGGGGGGATTCGCCTTTAGTTTCCCCGTTTTCTCTTTCACAGTCTTAATTAAAACAACCATGACAGCATACGAATACATAGAAGCAAAGTACGCAAAGAGTCGATACAAAGTGATTATTCTTAATGCTTTGGAAGCAAGAATATTTGGTATCGCATATCCACTTAAAAAAGGATGGATACAAAAGGCAAAAACATTGCAATTGACGCAATCAATGCTTGATGAAGTTGCTGCAAAGCTGCCTAATTACGAATTGAATCAGAAGATGAAATATGGAGTTAAGAAACAGAAAAAATCAAAAGGCAAAAAAGCCACTTTTGCACAGCCAAAAGTAATGCCGATTTATAGTAAATCAAATATAGACCCTAATTCCCCTGAATTCTTGCAGTCCTACGCATGGAAAATACTTCGTATGAAGGTGCTGAAAAAGTACGGCGCTACGTGTATGTGTTGCGGAGATAGTCCAGAAAATGGTGCGATTATGAATATTGATCACATTAAGACTAGAAAATACTATCCAGAATTGGCGCTTGATGAATCAAACCTGCAAGTTTTGTGTGGAATGTGTAACGGCGGGAAGCTTAATTGGGATATGACTGACTGGCGACCGAAAGAGCAAGAAAATGAATTTGATCCATTGCAAGACTGCTTGGATCGTATGAGGCTAGGATAATTCCTAGTCATAGATAGTGTTACGTTTAAATTAACCATGCAACCACGGAGATAGCATGTCATATCAAGCGATTCAGGGAAGTAAAGGCGGCCTCATTAAAGCATGGGTCAATGGGGTGCAATTAGAAGATTCCGCACGAACTCAACTCGATAACATGGCTCAAATGCCATTCATTCATAAGCATGTGGCGATTATGCCTGATGTGCATTGGGGTATGGGTGCGACTATTGGCTCAGTGATTGCGACTAAGGGTGCAATTATTCCAGCCGCGGTAGGTGTTGATATTGGCTGCGGCATGATTGCGCAACGCACTAGCCTGACCGCTTCAGACTTGCCAGATAACCTTTTTGGCTTGCGCTCAATGCTAGAAGCTGCAATTCCTCACGGACGAACCAATAACGGCATGGCTGGAGATCGTGGCGCATGGGGTGTTGTTCCAGATGAGCAATTGCGAGAATTCTCTAAAATGTATGATGGAATCCGTCCGATTCTGAATAAGCATCAATCCATAGAAGCCGCGGCAAATCGCGCTGCTAATCATCTGGGAACTTTGGGAGGCGGTAATCATTTTGTTGAAGTATGCCTAGATGAAGAAGATCGCGTGTGGGTAATGCTTCATTCAGGATCACGCGGAGTTGGCAATAAGATCGGTTCGCACTTTATCGAGTTGGCGAAGAAAGATATGCAGAAGTGGTTTATCTCGCTTCCTGATGCTGATCTTGCATACTTGCCTGAAGGATCGGAAAATTTCAACGATTATTTGAAGGCAGTTCATTGGGCGCAAGATTTTGCCCGTACTAATCGAGATTTTATGATGAAAGCCGCTTTGGGTGCATTGTCAAAAGCAGTTCCTAAACCGTTTGTTTGCGATTGTGGCGCGGTGAACTGCCATCATAATTACGTTTCACATGAGAATCATTTTGGTGAAAATGTCCTTGTTACTCGAAAAGGAGCAGTAAGAGCGCGGCCTGATGATCTTGGGATTATTCCCGGCTCGATGGGCGCAAAATCATTTATTGTCCGAGGCAAGGGAAATCCAGATTCGTTCTGCTCATGTTCTCACGGTGCTGGACGGTCAATGTCTCGCGCTGAAGCACGTAAGCGCTTTACTTTGGAAGATCACGCTGCTGCTACTGCTTCGGTTGAATGTCGCAAAGATGCAGATGTGATTGACGAAACTCCAGCTGCTTACAAAGATATTGACGCTGTTATGGCTGCGCAATCTGATCTAGTCAGCATTGAGCATACTTTGCGCCAAGTTGTTTGCGTGAAGGGTTGAACATGATTCCTTCATGGATTCCAGAAGATGCTTGGGCGGGTTACGCTGAAATGCGCAAGAAGATAAAAAAACCTATGACCGAACGAGCCATAAGGCTAGTAATCAATTCTCTGCAACGAATGAAAGACGCAGGGCAAGACGTAGGCGCTGTTCTCGATCAATCAACCATGAATAGCTGGCAAGGAGTGTTTGAGGTCCGCGTAGATCGTGCGCAGCAGCAGAGTTCACGCCCTGCAATCGCGCAACTAGGCAAGCATGGTCAATTGACGGCTAATAACGCACAAGACTGGCTGGAGGGGCAATGATTGACCACATAGACGAAAAGCGCCGATTCGCCGCGCTGATGACCGGCCTGTCCGATTACTACCGGCAGGAAATCAGCAAAGCCGTTCTAAGCCTCTATTGGGAAGGCTTGCGACAATACGACTACGAAGCCATAGAAAAGGCAGCATGGGCGCACACGCAAAGCCCTGATGAGGCTGGCCGCTGGATGCCAAAGATAAGCGACTTGTCAAAGGTATTGCAGGGTAGGACGGTCGATCAAGCATCTATAGCTTGGGCTAAGGTAGATCGCACCGTGCGAACGGTCGGCACATGGCAGGACGTGGCTTTCGATGACCCGCTGATTCATCGCGTCATTCAGGACATAGGCGGCTGGATTAAATTAGGATTGCAGGATGAGAAAGAATGGCCGTTCGTTGAGAAGAGATTTGTAACGGCATATCAAGGCTACAGGATGAAAGCAGATGCGCCTGACTACCCGAATGTATTGATAGGCACATTCAACGCTCAGAACGGCGCAGAAGGACAGAATAAGCAAGGCATCGTATTGATCGGCAACAAGGAAAAGGCGAAGCAGGTTTATTTGACCGGCATAGGATCGTCGGAGTCCATGAACCAAATTAGCAATTCAATCAAACAACTGGAGGGATGATATGGAATGGATTAGTGTTGATGATCGTCTGCCAGAAGCCTACACCGACGTTCTAGTTTGCGGAAGTAAGCGACTTAAATTTGCTGTAGCCAATCGCCAAGAAAATGACCAATGGGGTAAGCCTTGCTGGTACGGGAGTAGTTGCAGCGAAGAATTCACAATTTATCCGCCTAAATATTGGATGCCACTTCCATCAGCACCAAAAAACAACACAAAATAAATATTTGTATTCGCCTATCGGTATATTGTGTATATTGATAGGCATCTACTAATTTTAAGGAATGGAAATGATTGTTTTTAAAAATAAAGGTGAGATTGATATTCGGTCAATTACGACTTTTGGCGTAAGTGTTAAGGAGGGCGATAATCCAATCGGTTTTTTCGGAACCGGCCTTAAATATGCAATCGCGGTATTGCTTCGTACTGGAAATGAGGTTGAAATTTATTCTGGATTGAATCGGTATAAATTCTCGGTTGCGTCAACTGAGGTGCGCGGACAAGACTTTGATCTTGTAACCGTTTCTACGAATGGCGGCAATCCTGTAGAGCTTGGTTTTACTACGCAGCTTGGCAAGCAGTGGGAATTATGGGCTGCTT